CCCGATGTTGCCAATCCGTTCGCCGATCTGGAGGACGATCTGCCCTGGATTGATGGCAAGGAGGCGAAGCGATGATCGACTTCAATTCCTCATCGAGCATCCCTGGGCAGGTCACGTCATTAGTCGACGCGGGCCTGCAACGGATGCGAGCGTCGCAATCACCTCGGGAATACCTGGGCGCCTCCCGTCTCGGGGTGTCCTGCGAGCGCGCCCTCCAGTACGAGTTCGCCAAGGCGCCGGTCGATGCAGGTCGCGAGACCGACGGTCGGATCCTGCGGATCTTTGAGCGCGGCCACGTGATGGAGGACTGCATGGTCGCGTGGCTAAGGGCGGGCGGATTTGATCTGCGCACCCGAAAAGCCAATGGCGAGCAGTTTGGCTTCTCGGCAATCGACGGGCGGCTTCAGGGTCACATCGATGGCGTGATCGTCGGCGGCCCGGATGGCTTTGCGTACCCCGCTCTGTGGGAATGCAAGTGCCTGGGTTCCAAGTCCTGGCGCGACCTTGAGAAGAACAAACTCGCGGTCTCCAAGCCGGTCTATCACGCGCAGGTGGTGCTCTATCAGGCCTACCTGCAGTTGCATGAGCACCCGGCGATCTTCACGGCGATCAATGCCGACACGATGGAGATTTACACCGAGATCGTGCCCTTCGATGCAGCACTTGCCCAGCGCATGTCGGACCGGGCGATCAAGGTGATCGCCGCAACGGATGCCAGTGAACTGCTGACCCGCGCTCATCACGACCCCACCCATTTCGAATGCCGGATGTGCGCGTGGCAGGACCGGTGCTGGAGGACAGAGCGATGAGCAACAAGAAAGCGCCGCTTGAACCGGTAGAGCCAATGATCGATGCCAAGCAGGCGGCAGCTGCGCTACGCCTTCCGTACTACTGGTTCGCCGACCACGCCATGCGGTCAAAGTACCGGATCCCCCATTACCTGATGGGAGGTCTGGTTCGATACCGGCTGTCGGAGCTTTCCAACTGGGCGATGCAAAGCTCGGCCGTTCTGGATCGCGGCGAGCACGGCGCCGGGGAGTCCGAATGATTGACTTCAACGACACCCCCATATCGTCGGACGTCGATCGCCAGGCGCAGCGTGATCAGATCCGGTCCGACCTTATTGCACGACTGGAGTCCGTGCTCTTCTCGATGTTTCCCGCTGGCAAGAAGCGGCGGGGCAAGTTCCTGACTGGCGATGTTCTGGGTAGCCCTGGTGACAGTCTGGAGCTTGTTCTTGAAGGCGAGAAAGCCGGCCTCTGGACGGATCGAGCCACCGGCGATGGCGGCGACATCTTTGACCTGATCGCTGCCCACCTTGGGGTGGACGCCCACACGGACTTCCCCCGGGTACTGGAAGCGGCTGCTGATCTGGTGGGACGCGCGCCGTCGACACCTTCACGCAAGTCCCGGAAGGATGCACTGGTTGACGATCTAGGGCCCGCCACAGCGAAGTGGGACTACGTGGATGCGGCTGGCAGTCTGATTGCGGTCGTTTACCGCTACGACCCGCCAGGACGGAAGAAGGAGTTTCGGCCCTGGGATGCCAAGCGCCGCAAGATGGCACCTCCTGATCCCCGGCCGCTGTACAACCAGCCGGGCTTGGTCGGGGCCAGCCAAGTGGTCTTGGTCGAGGGTGAAAAGTGTGCGCAGGCGCTCATCGATGCTGGCGTCGTCGCCACCACTGCGATGCATGGCGCCAATGCTCCGGTCGAAAAGACGGACTGGTCACCGCTTACGGGCAAGGCGGTCCTGATCTGGCCTGACCGCGACAAGCCAGGCTGGGAGTACGCAGCGCAGGCGGCTCAGGCCATCTTGTCTGCCGGCGCGCGGACCTGCCACATCCTCTATCCGCCGGAGGAGGCTGCGGAGGGATGGGATGCGGCAGATGCCATCGCTGAAGGCTTTGACGTGGGGACCTTCCTCGCCCACGGCCCGCGCCTGCAGATGCATGACGTCACCGAAGACGACGCACCAGTGGCAAGCACCGACGAGTCGGTCTGGGGCACGGAAGACGCGCTGGCATTGGCTTTCACGCGTCGCTATCACCGGGACTGGCGCTATGTCGCCACCTGGGGCCGCTGGCTGGTCTGGGACGGCTGTCGCTGGCGCACCGAGGACACGCTGGCTGCGACCGACCTGATTCGCAGCGTCTGTCGTCACGCCGCACTCAAGGCATCCAACCCCAAGGTTGCTGCCAAGCTCGCGAGCGCCAGTACGGTGAGCGGCGTTGAGCGACTGGCACGCGCCGACCGGAGGCATGCGGCGACCACCGACGAGTGGGATGCCGACCCGTGGCTGCTCAACACGCCAGGTGGCGTGACCGACCTCCGCTCCGGCCGAAAGCGCGCTCACGACCGCGCCGACCGGATGACCAAGATCACCACCGCCACCTCCGGTGGGGAGTGTCCGATCTGGCTGCAATTTCTCGACGAGGTGACGGGTGGCGACAAGGAACTGCAGGCCTACCTGCAGCGCATGGTCGGCTACGCGCTGACCGGATCGACCCGCGAACACGCCTTGTTCTTCCTCTACGGCACGGGCGCCAACGGCAAGTCGGTGTTCGCAAACACCTTGGCCACGATCCTGGGGGATTACGCGACCAATGCGCCGATGGACACCTTCATGGAGACCCGCACCGACCGACACCCCACCGATATGGCCGGATTGCGTGGCGCACGCTTTGTGGCAGCCATCGAAACCGAACAGGGACGGCGCTGGGCAGAGTCCAAGGTCAAGAACCTGACCGGTGGCGACAAGATCGCCGCACGCTTCATGCGTCAGGACTTCTTCGAGTTTTTCCCGCAGTTCAAGCTCTTCGTGGCGGGCAACCACAAGCCGGCGATCCGCAACATCGACGAGGCCATGAAGCGACGCCTGCACCTGATCCCTTTCACGATCACGGTACCGCCTGAAAAGCGCGACAAGCACCTGCAGCAAAAGCTGCTGGCCGAGCGCGACGGCATCCTCGCATGGGCTGTTCAGGGGTGCCTGGAGTGGCAGCGTATCGGGCGGCTGGAACCACCCAAGCAGGTGCTCGACGCGACCGAGGAGTACTTCGAGGCCGAGGATGCCCTCGGGCGTTGGCTGGAGGAGCGATGTGTGATCGAAGCCAATGCCAAGTCGCTGACTGCTGAACTCTTTTCCGACTGGAAGCAATGGGCGGATTCGGCTGGCGAGTTCATCGGCTCGCAAAAGCGCTTCTCGGATCTCCTGCTCACCCGCGGGATCGAGAAATGGCGCAACACGACTGGGTTGAGAGGGTTTCGCGGGTTGGGTCTCAAGCACCCGCCAGCACCCAGCTACACCCCGTACTCGGACCACTGAAAGCCTATGCCAACACATCGGACTGACGGATCTGACGCAGTTCCTCGTAACTCCCTATACGCGGATACGCGCGCGCCTCATGGGAAGTTTCGACAGAACCCGTCCGATCCGTCAGTCCCGTCAAAGAAAGGGACTGTGACCATGAAATCAACGATCCTCGCCCTCGATCTGGGCACCACTACCGGTTGGGCACTACGCACACGAGACGGAGCCGTCACCAGCGGCACCCAGAGCTTTCGCCCTCAGCGTTTCGAAGGCGGTGGGATGCGCTTTCTACGCTTCAAGCGCTGGCTCACCGAACTGAAGACCCACGCAGATGGCATCGACTCGCTTCACTTCGAGGAGGTGCGTCGGCATGTCTCGACCGATGCGGCGCATGCCTACGGCGGGTTCCTCGCCACGCTCACCAGCTGGTGCGAGCACCACCAGATTCCGTATCAGGGCGTGCCGGTCGGCACCATCAAAAAGCATGCCACCGGAAAGGGTAACGCGAGCAAGGACGAAATGATTACAGCCATGCGTAGGCGCGGTCATGTGCCGACTGATGACAACGAGGCTGACGCGCTGGCAGTCCTGCATTGGGCGACCCAGTCCATCGATGAGCGGGAGGCATGAGATGAGAACTCCAATACCCCCTTACCGCTGCCCGCTGGGTCGCATGCAACCGGAAAGCGTTGACGTCGAGGTCGTCAAACAGCGCGGTTGGCGGGAGGAACACATCCTGGTCGTCAGTGAGTCTGACACGCGTCTGAACTTCATCGAGCGTGAATTCATCCGCCGCATCGGGGAGCGGCTTTACGGATCTGGGGGGCGTTCACGTGGCACAACCTGAAATCCTATGGACGATCGAGGACGTCGCAGCGCGTTTCCACGAAGCAGTCGTTACCGCGCGTCGCCTGCCACCTGTTCGTGTTCAGGGCTACTTCAACACCTGGCCGCAGATCGTGCGCCAGCCATGGGAGGTACTTGGCGCTGAGGACCCCGGCTACCGCCCGTTTCCACCCAGCCCGAAAGAGGTCGATCGAATGCTGGAAGTCATGCATTGGGTGCAGTGGCTTGAGGTTGAGCAGCGGCATCTCGTCTGGATGCGGGCCGACAACCATTGCTGGCGCGAGATCACACGACGCTTTGGATGCGACAGAACAACGGCGTGGCGGCGCTGGCAGCGAGCGCTGGAATTGGTCGCTGTCCAGCTGAACGGCTCTGCCGGGTGCGCGATGCCATCCAAAAACCTGAGCAATTTAGGGTAAAGCGTTGGCTGCTTGTCCCTGCTTTGCCCTGAATGTCCAGATCGACCCGGAAACAGGCTGCAACAAATCGGCTTTGATGGCGTAGTATTTCGGCTATCTTCTGGACAGCGTCTTGAGCAGTGCACCCGCACCGCATAACGCGTCCTTCTAAGACCCGCGACCGACCTTGCCGGCGCGGGTTTTTGCATTTGTGGCGTCCAAATGAATCCTCTGAAACTCGATTACCGCGCAGTCGATGTGCTGATCCCCTATGCCCGCAATGCCAAGCAGCATTCGGATGCGCAGGTAGCGCAAATTGCCGCGAGCATCCGGGAATTCGGCTGGGGGGCGCCGATCCTCGTGGATGGACAGAACAATGTCATCGCTGGGCACGGGCGCTTGCTGGCTGCACGCAAGCTCGGCATGACCGAGGTGCCTGTAGTACCCATGGACCATTTGACCGACACCCAGCGCCGCGCCCTGATCCTGGCCGACAATAAGATCGGTGAGAACGCCTCCTGGGAGGACGAACTGCTTGGCATCGAGTTATCCGAGCTGAAGGACGCGGGCTTTGACCTTGGCCTCACTGGCTTTTCTACCGAGGAGTGGGAAGCGCTGATCGCCGGTGATGAGTCCGACAGTACCGGCCTCACGGATGACGATGCGGTTCCGGAAGTCAGCGAGAACCCGATCTCCAAGCCGGGAGATATCTGGGTGCTGGGCGATCACAAAGTCCTGTGTGGCGACGCCACTAAGGCGGATGACTACAAAGCCTTGCTCGGGGAAGAACTCGTGGACATGACCTTCACCGATCCGCCCTACAACGTGAACTACGCCAATACGGCCAAGGACAAGATGCGCGGCAAGAACCGCCCCATCATGAACGACAACCTCGGCGAGGGTTTCGGTAGCTTCTTGTTCGATTCCTGCGACAACATCCTCACCCGAACCAAGGGTGCTGTGTACATCGCCATGTCATCGAGTGAACTCGATACTCTGCAAGCTGCGTTTCGAGCGGCCGGGGGTAAATGGTCGACTTTCATCATCTGGGCCAAGAACACCTTCACCCTTGGCCGAGCTGACTACCAGCGGCAGTACGAGCCGATCCTGTACGGTTGGCGCGACGGTACCGATCACTTCTGGTGCGGTGCGCGTGATCAGGGCGACGTCTGGAATATCAAGAAGCCGCAGAAGAACGACCTGCATCCGACCATGAAGCCGGTCGAACTGGTTGAACGTGCTATTCGCAACAGCAGCAAAACCCGAGACCTGGTACTCGATACCTTCGGCGGCTCGGGTTCGACGCTGATTGCATGCGAGAAAGCCGGCCGTCGCGCGCGGCTGATCGAA